TGTAGATTTTTGTGTCTAGCGCGGGTTTACGGTTGAGCTTGTTGGCTCGCTAACAGGGGTATTTAACCCCGGGTACTTCTGGGCTGTCAAGCCCCAATTATTCTATCAGTGGTAATGCGATGATTCAGGGTGCGACGGCGGACAAATCTGTATCCGGCAAAACCAGCCCTTACCGATGAAGATTGTCAGTATTACGACGCAGTTGGAAATCGTCTAATTCTGTAGAATTCGCCCGAATTAAAAAGCCCCCGCACGCCGGGGGTTTAGTTTATTTTCTCGGTTGATCCGCCATTCTCGGCGCGCGCGTCGGCGTGAGATTGTCAAGCGGCAACCAGTAGTCCTGTCCAGTCCCACGGCGCAGCTTCTTTTCCATCCGCGACAGGTATCCCGGCGACATCCACTCATTGAACTCGTTCATAAAGGCGCGGTCAATCGCCGTTGACGTGTACCACATATTGAGGAACGGAAGGTGCGAGCGGACAAGACGAGCAGCTTTCACCCCAGGTTTTGTCTCTCGGTCATAAATGGCACTGCCGAGCGCGGCCGTTATAACGTCTGACGCCTCAACAACAGTCCCAATTTGCGGGCCGGCGAAGTTGGCGAGGCCCGACATAGCCCCATAGCGTGCGTCTTCAGACAAGCCATTGGCGAGCCAGTCACCGATAAAGCCAAGGCCGCCGCCCTTTGCCATCGCCTCAAGCCAGAATTTTCCGGAAGTCATATCCTGAGCGTCTTTGCCGTTCAGAAGGTTTTGCACCTGCAACGACAGCGTTCCGAATACCGTCGTCGCCACCACCATTCCCGCTGCATACCCCAGTTGATCCACAAAACTCCCATGCCGGTTCAAGAACTGAGCGCGCCGCCAATGGCGTTCCATCATGGCAATCGGAAAGGATTTGAAAAGATATAGCGCCCTGACGAATTCGCCCTTCATCGTCCCACGCTGAGTCCCACGCGTAGATTCGGCCCGCGTCACCAAGTCAGGCCCTAGGGACGCCATTTCGCCTTCAGAAACGATAAAGCCGAGGAGCTTTGCCGGTAGTGCATCCAATTCAGTCCGGGTAATACCAGCGTCCGGATTAGGATTAAGCGCCTTTAGCTGATTGAGGGTGAGAAATTTAATCCCCCGGTGCTCTTCCGTTCCGGCCGCTTGAAACAGCTGCCAGTCCCGTTCCGTGATGCCCGCATTCTGCAGCCGCGCCCGATCATAGTCATCCAGCGCCGCCCAGTCCTTCTCAATGAGCTTACCGAGAGAGGCCATCATATTGAGGCCAAACGCCCGGCGCGTCGCGTCCGTGAAGGCCGTCAGGAATGAAGCCTTCATCGTGGCATTCGCCATCTTGGAAGTCCACCCCTGCCCGATGTTGTCATTGGCCCATCGGTTGAAGTCGGACGAAATACTGTCCGAGATCAATCCGGCACGATTCGCATAGTCGCGCCAATCGGCACCATAGGCCTGAAACAGAAAACGCAGCCCCTGTCCGAAATCTAGGCGGTTGAACCCTGTCGCTACAAAGTAGGACGGAATATCCGAGAACGAGGAAATAAACGCCTTCCCCAGCTTACCGGCCACTTCGAGGTTTCGCCAGCCGGACATAAAGTCCGCCACGCCTTCTCGGTTGACGGCGGCATTACTCGTCTTTCCGGAAAGAACGGCCCACATATCATCGATACTCGCGTCCGTCAGTCCCTGCCATCCGGAATACTTTGTGAGGAGCCTCCACCGTGACTCTTCGGACATTCGGGCGTTCTGCGCTTCAGACTCCGCAATGTTTTTCATGAATTTAAACGTCGCCTCAGCCCGCGGCCCCATGGTTTCCATAATGGCTATATCGTGGCTCATTTTGGAAACGTGACCGACGAGAGTACTCGTAAGGCTTCCGCGGCCAAACCGGGACTCGTATGCCAAGAAGGACTCAGCATCCTTGAAATGCAGAACGCGATGCTGATACTTCTTGTATCGAGAGACATTGTGTTTCGGCACCTTTTGGGCAATATCAAAGAGGTTGTCTTCAACATTGCCAGACGTGACGATGTTGTCCCAAGCGCCGCCCAACAATTCGCGCAAGCCGGCATCATCCATGAGCGCTCCGTCATCGCCAATGAAGCGCGTGCGATCCATCAGCGGCATAATGAAGTCCACCCACGCGTCCCGCCCCATCCGACGGACTTTCCACCAATCATGCGACTGAGGAATGTAGCCGTAATCCAGCCTGCCGATTTCTGCGCCGGCACGCACGGCACGCTGACGCATATCCTCTGCGGTTTTAAGCCAAGCGTCGGCCGCAGCCTTCGCCCGAGCGTTCCCGGTATCTTCGCCAAAGACCTGCCGAACAAAATCCCGCACGTCGGCCTCGTTTTCCACAAAGCCCATCCACTTCGAGCCAATCCCGTTCAGAGTATCCAGCATCGAAGACAGGTACTCGTTCTGAATGCCCTTCGCGGAACGTTCGACCCCAAGCATGATCCGGGCCACCCCAGTGAAGGCGTGAATGTCTTCCTCACGCGAGAGACGATCAAGCTCACGAACAATGCGGTTTTGCGCGATAACTTGCTTGTATCGAGCGGCTTTCTTGGCTTCCGCCTCCGCCTGAATGTCTTTGGCAATATCGCCGGCCGCCGCAATGATTCGATCCTGCAGCGTCATCCGGGCCCACTTGTCTTTGTATTCTTCACCACGAGCAAGGGCGCTCATTCTGGCCTTGATAGCCGCGATGATCTTGTCGCCCTCGTCGCTCTTAATCGTGCGTCCCAGCGTTTCGCCGATGAGATTTAAGCATTCCTGTTTCATTCCGTAATCCCGTTGTTTCTGTAGATACACATCGCAGCCGTACCCATGGCGGCCATATCCTTATTGGCTTCCGCGTCAATGGCCGCGTCCGTTTCGAGCACGTCCCGAGCCGTCATCTGAATGGTGTTGCCATCGTCGTCCTGCCATTCGTAAACCATATCCGGGTTGATTTCCGACAGGCTTTCCACCTGCACGCGGTCTGAGTTTTCGGAGAAAACCGACTGCTCATGTGCCTGATGAGCCTGCTGCTGAGTCTCAACATCCGCCGCCTGCGCAGTGGCTCCCGGTGCAGGCTTCTCCGCCACTGTTTCAACGACCGATTCGACCACCTTCTCCGCCGGCCGCTGAGCCTCTGCCAACGCCTGCAGCGTATTCCGCATAGTTTCAACGTCCACCGCCGGCAACGCCTCGCGGAAACCTTCGGTAGCACCGCTTTCACGCATAGCTGCATTCGCCTCAGAAATCAGGCGGTTTTGAGTATCACGGAAGATGCCCATAACATCGGCGAGGTCTGTCGAGACGTTTTCTGCCTCACCAAACAAACCGCCCTGTGGGCCGTTGCCGGACGACTTCAGTCGGTTTTCCACCGCAGCTGCGAACGGTTCAAGCACCCGAGCAATGGCAGCGGCCGAGTTCTGATTCTCGGCAATGAAGCCTAGCAGCTGCTGCACCGCCGGGTTATCGCCGAACACGTCACCCTGACCGACAACGCTTTCAAGCGGCGTCCCTTCGATCTTCGCGTTACGGATGCGGTTCACCACGTCCACCAAAATCGGGCCCAGGTCAACCGCGCCGTTTGAGGCTTCCCGGATGTTGATAACGTGAGGCGCGAAAGCCGCCATCGCGTTCAAAATGCGCTTGATCCCCTGCTTATCGGTATCGTCCGCCACCAGGGCGGTCAATGTCCGGTCACGGTAGGCTTCATAGAAGACAGCCGCACGGAGTCGATTCGTCGCGGTCTCTGTCGGCCGCCCGTCTGCCGTAAGGAGCTTCCCGAGGGAATTCGGTTCACCAATGTCAATCGTGAACTGCCGCGCCGTCTCCGGAGTCGGCGCGCCGTCCTCATCGAACTGATACTTCCAAACATTGTTACGGATCCGCGGCGAATCCTGCACCGCCGTTTCGAGAGCCGACTTTTCCAAGACGTTCGAAGAATTCGAGCGCTCGATAAAGCCTGTCGTCACGGCTTCCGGCGTCATAATGCGCACCAGTACTGGGCGCTGCATCCCTGCCACCACTTCCGGATTGATCCCCACGGAATGCGCATCGGCCATCAAGTCCTGTCGGTATTGCTCAGCCGTCCCACGGTTGTAGGCTTCAGAGAGCCCGGCCATGCGCCCGTTACCCGCTATCGCGTGCATCCGGGAAGGATCGGTACCGTATTCCGGAACGGGCGTCCCGTCAAAGTTATTGGAGCGGAGCACCGAATCCGCCTCGACCACGGCATAGGTCATCGGAATTTTGTGACTGCCGTCGGCCACAGTTTCCGTATTCCCCAAATACTGTGAATCAGGCACCGTCCCGTAGGACACAATCGGTGCACCGGAATCTGTCGTGCGGGAGACGGAAAGGCGCGTGTAGTCCGGAGCCGTCGCGATAGCGTTCATCTGTCCGACGGACACAGCACCCGTGCGGTCACGGTTCTGAAGCACCACTATTGTCCCAGCGTCCCCCATCTGGAAGGACTTCGCGAAGGCGTTCTGCGCCTGCAGGACCGTTGCATCGTTCACCGGGACGTTCTTCATCGTCTGAGAAACATCCACCTGTTCGCCGGAGTTCATCGCCTGAGCCGCCTGCTGCTGAGTGCGAATCGCCGCCATGAAGTGGTCAGGAGCCGAACCATTCTGCAGGGGAGCCGTAACCTTTTGATTATTCGTACGCTGAGCCTGAATGACACGAGCCGCCGTCACCTGCTTGGAATTCGACCGGAAGGACGCCATTTTCTTTTCTGCGTCGTACATGCGGTCAAGCACCCGGCGGACTTCCTTAGACAGTTCCGGAAGTTCTTCGCCGAACTGCGCCTTGTAGCGTTCGCCGATTTCCTTCTTGGCAGCATAGTCGCCGGCACCTTCGCCCACGAGGTCCCGGTACATATCCATCAGCCACCGGGCAAAGTTCCGGAACATACCCTGCAAATACCCTGCCGGCACTTCACCTTCAGCGAGATAGCGTTCCGTCCAAGCTGCGTACTGCTCCTGCAGCTTGACTATCTTCTCGAAAGGCAGGGCGTTGTATTCCTCAACGGACTTGAGACCGAATGCCTTCAGCAAGGCGTCAATGTCGGCCCGCGCTTCCGGGGAAAGGTTTTTGTCGGCCGCGTGCGCAAAGAGATTCGTCAGGTACCAGTGCGAGTGTTCGTGCGAGAACGTGGAAAGATTCGCATTCGGCGTGAGTTTGATAGTGTTCGTCTGCGGGTTGAAGGAACCGCGGATTTCGCTTTCACCCCTATCATGCTGAAACAGCACGTCCCCGCGATCCTGCTGCAGTTTCTGCGACAACTCCTTTTCAGCCTGCAAGCGATTGTTTGTCCGTTCGCCACCAGGGAGGACAGTATCTTTCGCTGCTCCTGTCGTCTGATTGAACTCCTGCGGTTCGTAGTACGCTGCCCCTTCGGCACGATAGGAATCATCCACCGAATCAAACGCCCCGCGTTGATCTTCGCGGACAAAACCCTTAAGCAAATCTGATAAACTGACGGTATCAGCAGACGACCACGCAGTAGGTACCCCAGCACCGGGGGACTGCGCGGCACCGGGAGGGACACTAGTAGCGTCTGTGGGTGCAAGTGGTGCTATAACCCCCTCCCCGCCTGCGGTACCAATTTCTTCCACTTCCACAGCATCGATGCTGTGCGTCGCCAAGCGCTCACCACCGGCCGAAGGCAAATAATCCCGCACAATCAACTGAACACGATAGTTTTTTCCACCGTAAGAAGCTGCAGCTGCAAACTTGTGGATTCCGCGAACATCGGGGTTTTGATGCTGGGTGTCTGCGTGAGATTCGATCAGCTTAGCGTCCGAAACAATTTGTTCGAAGTTTTGGACAATGGCGTCATACAAGCCGGCGTTTTTCTCTGCGAACTTAAACGGAGGCAACGACTTTTTGGCGTCGCCGCGAGAACCTGTAAGAACCCATCCACTGTCAGAGTTTTTGACACCTTCGGACAGTTTCCCTGTCAACGTATCGATAGCGACCTTGCGCCCCTCTTCGGGAACGTCGTTCATGTGAACCACATTGACGGCTTCGTTTTCTCGGCCAATCGTCTGCGGCCCCATGTGCCATTCTTTGCCCTGGGTCACCGGCATACTGAAGGCTTCCTTCGGTACCTCCGCAGACTTCCCGTCCTCCGACCATACGATCTTTGCCGCGAAGTCCCGAACCTTGTCCGGTTCAATCCCTAGATTCTTCGCAAGGGCCACCACGGCGCGGGAGTTAATCGCCGCCTGTACGCCCGCCTGCTGGAAGTTGAACTGACTCTGTCCTTTGTTGAAAAGAGTCGTCCGCTGATCCTCGTAGACAAAACGGGCCGCGTCCTGATACTTCTGCGTCCTAATCTGCTCGGGACTGCGCCAAAACGCCCCGCCGAAGGCCGCACCCATGACCGCGCTTACCGCCAAGTCCACGCCGTTCAAGTCGTACTGCTGCGCCAGTTGGTTGTAATCCTGATGTTCAAGGATGAATTTGATACCCTCGACTTCGGCCACATTCGTCCCGGCGTTTGCTGCAGCACCATAGGCCGCGGACATACCGCGACTCGCACCGAGAACCGCCGGAAGCCGCATACCTATTGCGTTCATCCCGAACGACACCAGGCCGGCATTGATAGCCGTGCCGCGGTCTACGCCCTCATCCATCAGGCGATTCGTCTCATCGATGCCCACGTCAGCGCCGAAAGCCAGTGCACCGCCGGCGACGCCGCCCGCCAAACCGTAACCAATTGCCTTCGGAAGCGTCTTGAAAAGCCCGTAGACAATCTGAGAAGCCGTACCCATCGTTTCGGGATCGACCTCAAAGTGAACCTTGTTGTAATCGCGAATATCCCGGGCGGCCTGATCCATGACCGCCTTTTGCCCCTCCCACCAGGCGCGGGTTTCGTCCCTGCCCATACGGGAGAGAACATCGGCCCCGGTGTTCTTAAAAGCCGTGATAGCGGAGCTCGCCGTCTGCAGCGCCGCGGCGGGAATGCCTTTCCACGTATCGCCAAGCCCCGAGAAGACGCCGAGAGGCGTATTGACGCCCGGGAGCGGACGTTCCTCAAACACCTTGTCCTTCAGATCGAGCACGACGCCGGGCTCATTGCGAAGGAAGTAACGGCGTAGCCGATCTGCCTCAACCGACGACAGCTTCCGCCCCGGCGTATAAACGTCCTTCCCCTCAGCATTCCGAGACCATACGCCGCCCGTCACGCCGTCCTGACCGCTGTAAATCGACTGATCCGAGAAAGTCGGATGATTCGGCTTTTTGTATTTGTCGCCCAAGTGTCCGCGCTCATCCTCAGACATCGTGCCGGACTGCAGCTCTTTCCAAGCGCCGCGCAAGTCGTAGTCGTAAACGTCTTTTTCACGGTGATTTTTCGTCGCCCATGCCTGATATTTTCCTTCCTCATCAGGCGACAAAACGGTATTGAACTTATCCGAATAATCCTCCGAGAACGCATCACGAGGGCCAACGGCATCCGTGCTCCAGCGGTTGATTCTCGCCTGCCGCATCTGCTCTTCGCTCATCTGCGGTTGCTGAGAGGACGGGGTATAGATTTCAGAAAACAGCATTGTTATTCCTTCGTCTTCACTAAATCGAACGTATAAAGGGAGCCGTCGTCACCAAACACTGATTCCCCGTTAAGCATCAGGCTGTAGGTCACACTGCCGTCTGAGTTCACCTTTTCAGTCTGCAAGGCGAGTTTCGGCATTTTTGCGGCCAACTCTTCGCCGGTCATCGCTAAACCGCTGACGTAGAACGTGCCACGGGCTTTTTTGACTTCTTGCGCCTGAGTCTCTACGAGATCGCCCAAGTCTTCTGAGTAAATGGCTGACGACTTAATCCCCTTCGGCATCACGGTTTTCTTACCGTTGTACGTTTCAACATCGCCACCGACGGCCGCAGCTATGGCGTCTTCGATGTTCCCGGAGCCCGCCCATTGCCGATAAGCCAAAATGCCGCGCGCCAATTCCACCGTATCGGCCCGGGCCGCGTCCGACTTAAACAGCCCCTGCGTCCCATCGTTGTCCGGATTGATAGTTGCGTAAAGCCGTGCCACATTGCCGGTTTCCACTGCCGGATCATCTTTGATCTGCTTTTCGGCAATGAGCTGCAGTCCCCGAAGGTACATTTCGCCGGAAGTCATACCGCCGTCACCAGGCGTTATATCGAACCCCGCCATCGCCACGGCGTACTTTTTGTCACTCGCCTTCAGCTGATCCGCCACCATGCGGATGCCGTTCGGCCCCACAGCGTTTGCAATCTGAGCCAAAAGCCCCACCTTGCCATCCACGTCCGCTGCATTGAGCGCCGTCACCAGCCGCGCCGACTCATCTTTAGAGAGAATGCGAGGCGCCCCACCCCAATCTCTTGCGACGCTCTCAGCCTGAGCCACGCGTTCGCCAAGCTGAGCCATCATCTTGTCCGGGACTTCAAAATTCAACGGCTCATAGCCAAATTGTTTTGTGGCAATGGCAGCGCCCACCGGATCAGCAGCCCGGAGTTTCACAATTTCCTGGGCCGCCTTCACACGAGCGTCATACAGCTTGCGGTCATCAGCATAGGACGGGGAGCCTGGAACCGGCTTCGCATTCGCAAGGTCATGCTGAATCTGCTCATTGTCCATGAACTGATAGGTATAGACCGCTGTATTCGTATCAAAGGCCGCCTTGTAATCGTCGTAGCGTTCTTTGCCTGCTTTCTCTCCAAACGCCCCGACAAAATCCTGTTCGGACAATTCGTTCTCGTCATAGCCCTGATCTGCCGCCGTCTTCACCGAATTCTGTACAGCCGTCCGCAAATCCGCCTGAGCCGCCGCCCGGTTCTGTGCCGCATAGGAATAGGCGGCCGAGAAAAGCTCCACTTTCTGCGCCTGATTGAGCCCATCAATCGCCGGAATGCCGGTACGATGCCCAGGCTTCAGGGACTCTTTGATGAAGTCTTTCTTGTTCAGCATTGTTTCGCCGACGGAGCCGGCGAGCATCATCGCGAGCGGCTGTTTAGCCTGTTGCCACAGCTGAGTCCCGATCTTGGCCGCCACGTCATTGCCGATGGAGCCACGGTTGTTCTGAAAGTCCGTCAAGGCCGCCACAGCGTCATCCTGCCCCCACGTGTTATAGCGCTGAGCCTGAGCCATATCCCAGTAACCTTCGCGCAAGGCTTTCGTCTGTTCCTCACCAAGACCCTGCATTTTGGCAAGGGCCGTGATTTCATCGTCAAGGCTTTGATAGGACGCGCCGCAGTAGTCTTTGTTGCCGTAGTTCTGCCCGATGCTTTCCACAAGCGAATCAATACGGGCCTTAGACGTTCCGATGTGCCAGGCGTCCCGCTGACGGCTCATCCACTGCATAGACTGCCCCTGAGCCGACCGGAGACGATCCTGAATGCGAGACTGCACCGCCTCACGAGCCCAGGGCGACAAACTGCCGAGAATGTCGTCGGCATCCTTCTTGAGCCCCTGCATCGCGCCGTCGTAGGCGTCTACGGCATTCTTTCCCTTCTGATTGAAATAGCCGGCTTCCGGATCATAGAGGCGACTTTGCACCGCTTCCATGTACTTCATTTCGGCTTCATCGCTTTCGGCCTTGATATTCCGAGCCGCAATTGTCTGAAGTGCCTTGCCGGCATTGTTGGCGAAGTCCTGCAAGGGCTGCTGAGCATCCTGCATCAACTTCGCGTAGTTAATCGTCTGATTCGGAAGTTGGGCCACCTGCCGCCCTGTCTGTCCGGAATCCACAACGGACGGCACGCCGCCCTGATACATCGGAACCATCGGCATCGTGCCTTCTCCTAATAGAGTTTGACGCCGTACTGGAACGTCGGCGCAGCCTGAGTGCTACCCAGCATCGGAATCTTTGCGCCGCCTACTTCGATAGTCGGCGTCTGTTTGAGCGTGAGGGAGTCGCCCGGCTGAGCAAATTTCGTCGTCGCCGCAGTCTGCGTCCCGTTATTGCCGGCATCCTTGAAAACGCCGTTGGCGGACATGAGCATGTAATTACTGCCGACCTGAGACGCTGTATTGAGAATCGACGTAGCGAAGTTCAGACCGACGCTCTGCTTTGAGGCTTCCGCCATCAGCGCTTGCCCCTCGTAGTTCGCGGCCTGCATCCGGTAGCCCCAGGCGTTCCGGACGGCGTTCTCCTTCATCTGATTCTTGTCCATTTCCTTGATAATATCGGTTGAAGCCTGCACTTCCGCTGCAGAACCCTCGCCGACCGCCACACCGTTCGCCGCCAAGGCCGCCCGCTGAGCCGACTTCACCCGCCCGGCTTCCATCGTTTTTCGCACTGTCGCGGACTCATTAGCCCGCAAGACAGCCTGCGCCTGCAGTTCCATAGACTGCGCATTGATTCGGGCAATATTGGCCTGAGCCTTCGCGATAGAGTTCTGATGCCGGGTAACGCTCATGCCGCCAAAAGCGCTCATAAGGCCCGCCGCGGCCTGCATCCATAACGTTCCGTACCCTGCCTGAGCCGGCGTGAGACCGGTGCTTCCTGAAGTTGTCGGAGTTGTTGCCATAAAAAATCCCCCTGATTGTCCGCACCCTAAGACATGTCAGGGCGCATACGCGCAGGGGGAAAAGGCGGCGACATAAGACCGCCCACGGTTCTCAGGAGAGATTCGTTACTGTTGCGCCGCCATCATGCCTTGCACCACCTTTCCGGCCATCGTGGAGCCGTCTGCCGGCACCTTGCCGAGTTTGGCGAGGGAGTCCACGCCTTGAGCCATCTGGGCTTGCTGAGCCTGCTGCTGCATCGCCTGATTCTCTGCCTCCACAGCCTGCATCGCCTGCTCGGTCGGCACCACCACCGACGGAGCCACGCTGAGGTAATCGGCATATTCGTCGGCCGCCGCAAAGGGGTCAATCTTCTTTATCACCCGATTGTCGTACTGAGCGAGATTGCCGATACGCATCAGGTACTGATCGAGGCTATTGGCCCGCAGCGAGCGTTGCGCCCGGCTCAACATCGACATGTAGCGGATTTTCAGCTGTTGCCCCTGCAGTTCCGGAGGCGCCGGCGGCAATTGTCCGGCACGGGCGAGGATGTTGAAAGCTCGTTCAATGAGGGACTTCAGCACCTCGTTATTGAGACGGGACAGCACCGGCCCCAGGAGCATCAACTTTTCCTCATTGCGCCGCGCCACTTCTTCAGCCGTCATCTGATGCTTGTTCGCGGACGACACCATCAGGAACATATCGACACAGAACGCCTGATTGATACGCTGACGAATATCCTGCATATCCGCCGCCAGAGCCGTGAGATCAGGTCTAACCGCCCAAGCACTCTGCACCTGATTCACCTGAGACGGCATATCAATGAAGTTTCGGCCGCCAGGCAGGAAATCAAGTTCCGATTCCTTCGCGGATACCGGGAAGATCAACGGTGGGTTCACCGCGTAATCAATGGCGTTCCCCTTCTGCAGGCACTCGTGATGCAGCTGTTTTGTATCGCCGATAGCAATGATACCTGGGGCTTCTTCGGAATAAACGTCCGAAGCGTTCGCACCCCAGCGTCCCACCACCGCCGGAAATTCGTTGTAGCCTGACTCCTGGAGAATTCCGTCTTCACCTTCGTCGCAGTCAATCTGCAACACCACCATCCGCCACGGCATATTGAGATTGTCTTTCTTAGTGCGGTCACGATCAAAGCGCGGCTCAATGGCATGAATGCACTTGAAGGACTTATCTGGGCGGCCCTGATCGTACGCGTCCCGCACGGCCTTAGAACACTTGGCACGGCCATACTGCTCAATCATCTGCGCCGCCGTCATAGAGAAACGACGGTAAACCGTATTGGGACGATTACAGGCATCTACGCCAATGCAGTACTCACCGCAGACCAACGGATAGCAGTGGAAGCCAGCCTTAGCGTCCTCCACGATAATCATCGCGCACGTCCCGTAGACGCCGACCTCACGCCAACCGTGGTGCAACGCCTGATAGACGTTTGTGCTTTCAAACGCCATTTCCAAAATGCGCTGCACACGGTCGAGATAAACTTTTACCTCGTGGCTTTCGTCCAAATCAGGCGTTCCCGTCGTGAGCGCGAACCACTGCGTCGAAGGATCGTTCATCCCCGACTGTAGCCCGGACGACAGAATCGTCGCCGCGTACGTCGCCGCATTGTCGTAGATTTTGTTCCACCGACTACGGGACTGATTCTTAACATCCGTCCCCAGGAAACGCCCACTTGCCGGCGTTATGTGGCGTGAAATCTCAAGCCACTGAGATTCGTAGGGCTCACGCTCATTGCAGAGCACCACCCAGCGCCGCAGGATTGTTTCACGTAAGTCCTTACCGTCGCTCATGGCTTACCCCAACGTAGAACCACCGCCTAAGCTCATCTGATTCTTATTGACGCCGCCGGCCCCGGACAGAAGCGTAGACCCGCCGGACAAACCGCCGTCCTGATTCATCGAGAGAATGCCGGACACGTCCGCCCGATTCTGTTGCTGGCGCCGGGTAGCCTGCGCGGACTGTTCCGCCTGCTTTTTAGCGTTCTCTTCCGCCTGACGAGTTGCGCGATCTTGTGCTTTCGCCTGCTTATTGGCTGAGTACATCGAAGCGGCCGTACCCGCCGCAGCCACTGCCGCCATACCAACCATTGCCGCCGTTGTTGCACCTGACATTGTTATTTCCTCCGAGTGAGAAGATGTTCGTATTCGCCCGTAAACTCAGGTTCACAGTCTTCCGGGGCCGCTTTCTGAGTCGCATAAATCATGGTGATCGTCGTGTCTTGAAGCGCGTGATAGGCCACCTTGCGCCCCGCCATGCCCCGTAGCACCGTGTAGCCCGACACCCGATGAGACTCGCTATCCGCGCGAATCACCACGTCGCCGCTGATAATGACCACCGTCGGCACCTTGATAAGAGCTGAGGTAAGCAACACCCCGGCCGCGATTCGGCACGTCCGCACGTAGCAGCCGGCGTGGATAAAGTGATCCGTCGGCACGTCCGCTGGCGGCATTGTTTCGTTGAACGCCTCAAGGGCTTTCACTTCGGCAATCCCTGCCGCCGTTGTCGGAGGCAGTTCGCCGCGAGATTGCAGTGCCGCCGTCATAACCGCACCTGGAAAACCGTGTTGACGGGCGTATAGAGACGCCGGCACAGTTCCTCAAACCTAGACCCACAGCGCGTCCCCACCATCAAGACCTGAGCACCTGCCTCACGAGCTACCTTCTCGGCCTCATGCAAAAGCCGTAGCCCCGCCGTACCCCGGCGGTATTCTTTGGCGAGAAAGATGGATTCCACGGACGCCAGGACTTCTCGATAGTGCGGGATGCGGTGGATCATGATGTTGACCCCGCCGACAATGCGCCCATCGTCAAAGGCGCCAATAGGAATAACGGCCCCAACCTTTTCGGCCGTTATGTATTCGTCGGGGTTCGGCGCACCACGCATGAAAGGACTTCCGCTTTCTTCTGCGTAGTCCTTGATAATCTGCTGAAATTCAGGGCGTGCGAACGTTTCCGCCCAAGTCGTTCTACGTATTTCCATAGCGCCTCCTATGCCAGCATGATCGGCGCAGAGTCAGGAAGTACGCGCACGTAAAACCCCGGTCGAGCCGGGGTTCCTTTTACTTACCCGTCTTAACCCAGCGCACGAATCGTTCGAAGACGGGGGTGATTTTCCCCAGCGCGAAAGGCCAAGCCACAATGGCTATCCACGGGGATAGGAGCAGAAAGCGCTCAAAGAAAAGCCGCCACAGGCGGCGGAGCTATTCGTGCTGTACGTCGAGCTTGGTCAAGGATGTCTTGTTCCAGTAGCGCTTTCTCGCCTCGATGATGAGCATGTCAACTTCGAGCTGAGCGAGTCGGATCCGTTGGCACAAGGCGTACTTCTCATGCCTCGGTGCATGGCAAAGATAGATCTCCCCCTGTTTAATAAGGTCGAGCCGGGGGTTTACTTTTTACCAGATTAGGGCGTAAGGTAATTAGAACTTTGGTCCTAAGAGATGTCCATGATATTCAAAAAGCTTCGTTCAAAATGCGATACCCCGCCAAGCGAATACTTTTTATTTTGTTTATTGCCGCCATTCTCTTGTATCTGTTCGTTTGCATCTCAGTAATTATTACGGGTGTGGCAGTGCCTCATTTAACTTTGCTGGGTGTAATTGCGACACCATTTATCCCGGCTGGCCTCCTTATTTCCAATATAGATTGGGCCCTAAACCCATTTGGCTCCTTTGAATATTTTCTTGGGTTCGCTACCCTCGTTTCAACCGCCACAATCGTGCTCGCACCGCTATGCATTCAATTCGATATTCTCGGCAAGGTCTATAACCAGCTGAAACGAATAAAGAAATGGATTGCGACGGGAAAATAACCCGATAGCAGTTGGGGTACACCCTGCACCCCAACTTGACCTCCTGCCTCGCTTCCAACCAAGCTAATCCGCAAAACGAACCGTTTGAACGTGGTTGATTTTCCCGTGCGGGGTTTCTACCTGTTCCAACGCAGGGAACTTCATGTCCCCATGAATCGCCACGAGTTTTTTACCACCAAAGGTCCGCTCAACAACCCACCTAAAAATACCCCTGTAGTACGCCCCTTTAACTGCACAGGCGGACGCAAAGGCGTTACCCTTCATGAACGGGCAAGCACCACGGCAAAGCCCTGCAAACGGGCACGTTGAACACGTCTCGCGGTCCTGCCACATGGTTGCGCCAGTGACGCGGGCTTTGCTCAGATCAAATAGCGACCCGTACTGGCCGGGGTAGGCGTCGTTGTTTTGGCACTGCATGACGGTGCCGTCGATCTTTACGAAAAGGCAGTCGTCGCCGTCTGATCCGCAGATGCTTGTACCTGTCGGTGCGTGGTGCGCTGCCTTCTGAATGAATTGCTGGGCAGTTGCTATTGAACTAGTAGATAGGTTGACGTCAGGAGCATCCAGGTTTCGGTAGGCTTCTGCTTCAATACCCTTGCAGTCGGAGAGCCGGAAGCTCGTGGACTCATACCCCTCCTGTCCAAGAATTCCACCCATCGCGGTAACGTAATCATGGAAAACGGGCACCGTCGGATCGCCAAACATCTTTCGATCATATTCAACGATTTCGGACAAGTTGGCATTCGCACGCGTAATGGTTGACGCAATGGCAAAACGCTGCGTTGACGGACTAATGTCACGGGGTTTATCCTTGCCCCGGTGGTATAGCTCTAACCACAACTTCCGCTTATTCTCATCCGCGAGCACGTCTTCGCCACGGATGTACTGACCAGGCCCATCGTAGCTAAGGACACACGACATATTATTGCGATCAATAAAATCAATGATCTCTCGTGTGACCAATGTACCATTCGTGATGATGCCGAAAAGCGTCTTCGGAAAGCGCGCCTTCAGAATCGGCATGATCGCCTTGATATGCTTCCAATACACAAGCGGTTCCCCACCCCAAAGCTCGATCCGCTTTGGATCACCCTTGATGACTTCGCAGAAGCACTTGGCAAATTCGACAGCCTGCTGAACAGAGGTCCCCTTGCGCTTGTCTGTATTCGCCTGGCTGCAATACTTGCAGTGCATATTGCAGTTAAAACCAAACACAATTCGGACGAATCGCGGGGTATCGGATTTCGTAAGTCCCTCTGGTGTGTATGCCTTGCGATTGTCCCACTCTGTTGGAGGCTTGTCGAAAGGCTCGATTACAAGCTCGCGGTCCCCATCCCAAAAAGTAGTGGTGTCGGAGTCAAACCGCCCCACAGACCCATCTGCAAACTCAAGACGAAATATCGGCATTCTTCGCGTCCCCTCTTTCTTCAAAATATTTTTTCTGCTCTGAGCGAATGTACGCTTTTTGGCGCGCTATCGTTTGCTTTACTTTGGCGAGATCATGGATAGAAAAAACAGAGGAATCCTTTGTCGCCTCGGAAAGGGCTTCCTTCTCGGTTGAATCAGGCGCTATAGCCAGCACAATCTTCGTTAACAAATCTAGCTGGGATTCCAGCATTGTCAGACTATCGTTTGTGCTGATGTGCCCAAGAAAATTGATCTTCGCTCTATGCCGCTGGTTCCATGCTGCGTAATCCGCAGACTCTGGAAGCGTTCGGACAAAGACATCTTCCGCGCGAGTACCTAGCTCTGCGCTATAGTCGACGACATCTACCTCAGTACCTTCCGCAGGGGCTACTGGGTATCTTGTAAAGAAGTACGCGTTTCCATCCGCATCCACGAAAACGGAACCAATATGGTTGTTTTCAAACCCACGGTTTCTAAAAATTGCAGACGCATACCCGGATTTGTCACACGAATTTCCGCTAGACCAGACGAGAAAAAGTTCATGGTATCCTTCAAACACATTCGCCATGTCCGGCCGAAACTGAAGCAGTCTGGTATCAAATACCAAAGACTTATCGTTCTTTTTGATGGAAAAACCGCTCTCAGTGGAGGCTACGTGTACTACTTGCAGTGGGGGCTCCCCATCTGCTGCTAATCGATAACATTTGATATTCGCCATTACATCACCTCAATCCGTACTGCAGTCGCAATTGCAATTGCAGTTAGCGCTTTTCAGCCAATACCCCACTTTCGTTACGCGCCCATAGGCATCACGCTGAACAGCTGGGTGGCGGGAAGTTACATTACCGCTTCCCGTAGCTATTAGGGTATCCTCTCCATAGAGCGTCGCTGCCCCAATCTGACTAAGCCCCGCCCCCGCGGGACCTTGAGGTCCCTGAGGGCCTCGTGCTCCAGTATCCCCCTTATCACCTTTAGCACCCTTATCCCCTTTGTCGCCCTTTTCCCCTTTTGGAATTCCAAAAGTAAACTCCGGGGCCTTATCAGTGCCGGACTTCGTTACCGTTGCTTTGCTACCTGCGGCAAGCGTCGTCGCGGCGACAGTGATGGCCGGAGGGGTGGCGTCAACCGCCTGCCACGTACCGTCTCCACGGAGGTATTTATTCTGAGCTCCGGCTGCCGGAGCAGGTACAAGCCCCGCTTTGCCTGCGGCAGAAGCTGTCGCCCCGGTCACAGTCTCTTCTTTTGCGACCTTTGCGCCGCCGGGCGTAGACCCGTCATGAACGCGGAGTTGCTTGGCCTTGGTGTCGTATGTGAGTTCACCCTCCTGCCCAGTGAAAGCGTCGTTCTCTGCGGTTGTGCCGCGTCTAAGTTTTAGTGCGATAGTCATTCTGAAACCTTCCCCAAATCGATTACTGAAGCAAGTTTTGCGGACGTGATCGAGCCATCCTTCACATCGTTGCCCAGTGAGTCGAGCTTTGCCTTATCGAGCGGCGACATGAAGCCGGCTTTTGACTGAGACGCAAGGCTGTGCCCGGCCGCATTGCTCTTGTGCGCGTAGAGCGCCTTGCTCAAGTTGATAAGGTTTTGCTCAAGCGTGAGCTTGTTCGTAGGCACAGCCATAGCGCTACTCCGTCACACCGTTTGCGAAGACGGCCTCCAAGTCGACGTGCGGGTCGCCGAGGTCGGTGGTGTTTACCTTCTTGGCGAGTTCCGTATCCACGTACGTCTTCGTCGCTTTTGCATCAAGAGTCGTCTGCAAGTTGGTGACCTGCGCAATCGTGTGCGTATGGGACGCAGCCGCCGCAGAGATGTTGTCGCGCGCTTGCTTCTTCTGGGCGTCAGTAAGCGACTGCGCAGCATCAAACTTGACGTGGCCGGCGGCGATCGTCTGAAGCGCGACAATGGCGTCCTTGTTCGTGTCAATGAGCTCGCCGAGCTCCTTTAAAGTGTCATATGCTTCGCCTGCGCCATTAAGAAGATCGTTCTTCGCCTGCTTAGCGGCTGCGGCGATTTCCTGTGAAGTCTTGAGTGCAGACCAAACGTTTGTGCCGGTTGCCTTGGTGTCGTCGATCTCGGTCTTCGCCGCGATGTCTTTCTTGATCTGCTCAACCACCAGCTCAAGCGCATCAAGATCCGTCGTGAGCGAGGAAATATTCGTGTCGTGCGTCGTGCACTTAGCGCGAATCGCCAGCGTCAGCGCGACAAGGTTTTCAGAACCCGATTTGGAGTTAGTTGGATAGGCCATTAGAATCTCCTTCTTCATGTAGGCCGTTGAGGAAAATAGCTTCATAGTCGATGCGGGTTAAATCCGCCACATCGTTGATTGGGGCGAGTTGTTCTGCGACCGTCTTTACAGCGTCAAGGTTGTCGCCAACTGGGTGTATGCAGTCATCAATATGTTCAGCAACTTTCTTGATATACCCGTCAACGACCTTCGTCGTTTCGTCCGGTGTTTCCGTCACAGAGCCCAGATCGAGGTACGGCGAGGACATACCGACCAAATCTTGGCCCACTCGGTGAACCTCATCGATGTGTTCTTTGATGCTTGATACGTCATCGATGTGCGGGGCTACCTTTGCCACCTGAGATACATCGTCGATGCGTTCGGCTACCGAGCGAACATCCTCCGCGTTTGCCGCGACCGTTTTGACTGCGTCGATGTTATCGGCCGTTGTCTTAACCGAGTCAGTGTGGTCGGCTGTCGTTTTGATCTCCGCGGAGATCGGTGCAATCACCTTCGCCGCTTCGGCGTACTCAGCCGTCTTTTCCTCAGACTTCTTAGCGGCTTCCGCGTAGCCCTTAGCGATGACCGTTGCAGTTTCAGCCGCGTCCTGAAGGCTTTTAATCAACTCTTCCGGCGTTATGTCGGCCGTTTCAGGGACTTTAAGCACGCGTCCGAGTTGTTCGATAATCTGCTGAATCTGAACGACAATGCGGTCTAAAGCCGTATTGACGATCTCCGGAGGGAATCGGTTGTAATTGGTCAGTTGAGTTTCTTGGGTATACGCTAAAGCGGAACCCACCACGGCAACCTGAGTTCCGGAGAGCGCAGCCACCAGCGTCACGGTACCGCCGGGTGCAGCATCCTGACTCTCGTTCATGAAAACGGTGTAATCCGTGCCGTAGACAAGGTGCACGGGCGGATCTGCCGAATTAGCCGCAACGGCAACGTACACATCCGTCGGCTCAAAAATCTTGAATCCAAACGGAAGCTCGGTAGTGCCGGCACCGGTATAAGGCCCTGCCAATCGTTTGATATACCCTACAGCCATAAAAAAGCCCCTCAAAGATGAGAGGCATTGTCAACAGCGTTCGCCAGGCTACGCGCACATCATGCATACGGGTCCCGAACGGTATGCGCCCCCAGACGACCGTTACGCGGCTGAGCGTGCCCCATCTCCGACAGGTACTCATTCATTTGAACGGCAAACGTGAGCATCAGCGCGTCCGCGCGATCGGGAGACGACAGGCCGCGATCCTTCATACTCTCTTTGCTTTCAAGCAGAATCTGATTCGTCGGCGTATAGCCGTACTCAACCCCTGTCAAGTCCGTCACAAGATCGTCGTTCTGCTCGATACAGCCGCCGGCCTTCAGCCATTCGCGCCCACGCCCCCACATTTCTGCTCGGAGATTCTTGTAGCGTTCGGTATTCGTTGCCCCGCCACCGAAGTTGATGGAGTTCACCGGATAACCGTTATGCCGCAGCCAGTCAATCGGGGACGCCCCCACACCGCCGGCGTCCACATTGATAACAACCTTTCGGGCGCCCTTCTGTCGGAATTCGTTGTAGACCTCAGCAATCTTCGCCGCCAACTCCCAACCGTCCAGGCCGCGGAACTCTTTTGCCGGATAAGACCGGGCATCGGTCCCGATCCTGCAACAGATGACAGACGCGTCGTCACCGAACCGCGCCACGTCCACACCAAGAATCACCACCTGCCGATAGTAGGAACAGTGCTCCAACTGTCGTTGCATCGCCTCATCGACTATGGCACGCGGGATAAACTGCAGCGAAGACGCCGACGGGAACTGCCCTAGAACGCGAACCCGCACAAAGTCAGAGTCGATGCCGTAGTCCTGAATCCACGTCGCAATCTTTTTCTTGTCCGTACCGATAGCCGCCCGCCCATCCACATGACGATGCACCCAACGATGCCGGTACTTGTTAAAGCACTCGTAGAAGCGCCCGGTGTTTCGCGTCGGGTTGCCGAAAACCATCCAAAAAATCTGAGTGTCCTTATCGGTCATGGCACCTTCGACGACTTCCCAAATTATGTCGGCAATGGCGGAAGCCTCATCGAAAATCACCATGATGCGCTTTCGGGCGTTATGTAGCCCAGCGAAGCCTTCGGGGCGCGATTCGGACCAAGGAATCGCGTCAAAGCGCCACGTCTTGTCATGATCCTTCTGCCGGCTACAGACGCACGTCGCCGAGATGCGGAACCACGACTTGAAGAGACAGAGATTGAACCACTTCGTCACTTCGGCAAACGTCTTAGTGCGCAGCTGGGTGTCGGTGTTGGCCGTGACGATACCGCGGGTATCCGGGAACGTCGCCATGCTCCACAGCGTGATCCAAGCAACCAGAGCTGAGTTGTGGGTCACGATGAAGTCATTGGCAAGGAACAGGCCGTCGTACCGATCCACCGTCACGCACATGCACTCGCGCTCGCCGACAGGCTCAATCGAATCAATCCATCGGGTCAGGTAACGGTCCTCAAGCGTAGGACGGATACGGTCGCGCTTGCGAGGCAAGTGAGAGACCGTAACGCCTCGCGGCATGGCCAGCGTCAGGCGGTAGCACGGCTTACCGAAGACCTTGTTCCCAGCGGCGTCCCGATAAAAGGGCTGCTTGACCTTTGGTGAGATCTGCGCCTTGCCGCCCAGGGAGCGCACGAGCCAAAGCACATCTGCGGCAAGCTGAGCGCTCACCGTGGAGTAAACGACAGAACCGTGGTTCGTCACCTCGCCGTCCGTATCGATCAGGCCGCAAAGCAGTTCCAGGCGATCCGGTGCGCTGTAGCCCCTGACTTCCTCAGGGAATCGCTTATGCTCGCTTCCCCCCTCGAGAATGCCCATGCGCCCAAGCCGATGCTTAACGCCGTAGGCGCGTAGGGACAGGCAGGTCGTGCCGGCCTTGGGCAGAGATGAAACGCCGCCCGGTTCGCAGATCCCGCGCATGCGCTCAATCACTTCGGGGTCATTGAGTGAAATACGCCCTTGCGCGTCACCATTGCCAAGCCATAGTCCAAGAAGATAGGGATGAATGGTTGGCCTTGTCTTTCTTCTTGCGCAGACGGCGCTATGCCGCGGGAGCGCCCACTGGCGGGCCATAGCCTTGCCGTTCTTGCGTTTAACGCCCCGACGGACAATCTCATCGGTTGTGAGCGTCTCGTAGTCCAGACCCTTGCGCCGGTGCTGCCGCCCCTTGACGGTCCACAAATGCTCGCCACTGACGACAGTCGATGCCCCGTCGTCGAATGTCACGCGGTAGCAAGTGCGGACACCGCGGTACGGTATGGCGACAATCAGCGTGGGCTTGCCGTCAGGTCCGTAGAGTTCATCCCCAACGCGCAGATCACCCCATCGCCGCAGTCCTGTGGGCGTGTCGACCTCGAGGTCAACGTCAAGCGCTTTGCCCACACCGTGCCCTGCCGCCGTTGCGTCAAGGTACGCAGAAATAGCGCCCTCTTCGTATCCTCGTTGCAGGTAGTCCCGCATGCTCGTGAGCACATCCACCTGCCACACGTCCGGACCGTCCCATCCAGCGAGGGTATCTTTGCCCCACGGAAAGGCTATCTGTACAAACTTCAGAGGATCCTTTGAAGTCTGCGCGGCAACCTCCACAAGAGCCTGATTGACGCCCGCCGGCGTGTCGAGATCAATACGATCCAGCACCAAAAAGGCGTCCGCCTCTTTCTTTTTCGTCTTACTTGAGGGCACCTATTCTCTCCCGCAGAATCTCAGCCAAAGACATAAGGGCTTCGTCCTTAGCCTCTTCAGCCTTGTCTTTACCCATCTTGAGAAAGCCACCGAGCGTTTTGGCGGCCTGATTCGCGGCCAGTGGATCGACCATGACCCAAACCTGTTTGCCGTCCTTGTCGAGCGTTTGTTCACCATCGTCTCCGTCCGCTATCAGCTGAGTATTGACTTCAATGATCTGTTTCAGCTTTCGGTAGACGTACTCGGGGTTGACGCCGGCGGCTTCCGCGGCGCGGTCGATCTCTTCCTCTACGGCCTTTTGAATGTTAGGTTTTGTCAGGTTTTCGCTTGCAATCGACCGGGCCGTCTTTTTTGAGTACCCGGCCTTAATCGCCGCCTCGGTTGCTGACTTCGAAGCAGCGGCGGCCTTTGCAAACTTCTGCTGCTTCACCGTCAGTTTCTTTTCCGTCATACGCTCCTCTTGATCTTTTTCCACCCGGCGACTGATTGACAGCGCCGGGAGCCGTCCACATAACTCCGGATTGTCCGAATCGGCATATCCAGCATCAGGCTAATTTCCCGGAAGGTGTAGCCCTCCTGCCTCAGTTCTATGGCGTGCTCAATATCCGAATCCAGGTACTTCGCGTTCCAATGATCCTCACCGATAACTGCGCCGTTGTCGGCTACTGTCGCAATCATCGTCACGACGGTATGCGTACGGGCACAGGTTGCGTGCTTTGGTTTCGGCCGTGGCGATGATCTTGGCGCGTTGCAGGCTTCCGACGGGGAGCGTTCGGGCATGATCGGCAGCTGAAACAAGGAGAGCTGCAGCCACGGGCGGGAGAACAGTGCTAACTCCGATGGATTCATTCATTTAAAACTCCTCTATGTTCCACCCGCACCCCTGACGCTTCGCCTTTGGGAAGACCACAAACATCCGGAACGGGTACTGAGACGCAGCAACCTTCACCTTTACCCGGGCGTCGTCCTGAAACACGGCGAGCGTCCCTTTGACCTCGTGAAGTTCAATTTCACCGTTTGGCCGTAGCACCATGAAGTCGGGCGTGTACCAGCACTTCCCGGCGGCAATCTTGACTTTCATGGACTCGAACCAAAACTTCTCAATGCGCCCCGCCTGCTGTTCTGCCTTCAGAAAAGCCGCGTAGGCGGATTCAGTCGCGTTCATCTCACCGGGCCTCAGCCGCCCTTTGGCGTATAGACGTTTCATTGCGGGCTTCATTCTTCGTCCTCCCTGTGGTTCTTTTCGACCTGAGCGTCGCAGACGCCCAGCCAGAAATACCGCTGCTCTAATTTCGTCTTGAACTGTTCAGCCTCTACGGACGGCGCCCAGCCTTTAAGCCCTACGTCGTGGCCGACCTTATAAGCGCGAGTCAGCTTCTCTGCGACAGCACGGGAGACACCGGTAGGCGTTTTCATTCCTCATCCTCCCTTTCGTACTGAGCGTGAACGCGGCGGACTTCTCTCTTCAGCCGCATCAACTGCAAAGACAAACCTTGTTTTTTGAAATATCGCGGCGCAGTTGTTTCAACATCAGCGAGAACTTCCACGATCTTGGCTGCGTCCTCAGGCTTCAACTGCACGTGCTTCGGGTTGCTCATGCCAATCCCTCCTTTTTGAGTTTTTCGATAAATTCCACAGCGACCTTTTCGCAGTCCTTTGCTGTCATGCGCCAGTCCGCCGGAACCGGCCACAGTCTGCGTTCGCCCTCAGCGAGCCCCACCCAGACGGCAGGCGTCCACTGCACAGTACTTTTTCTCTGACAAAGACGTCGCACGAAATCAGACTCGCGTTAGGATCAAGAAAAGTTTCGGTGCTCATGCCGCCTCTCCGAAAACGTCAGCCGAAAGCGGCCGGCGCATTGAATTACCTAAAAACTGATAAGCGACGCACTTGCCGCGGATGCGGTCCACAAGGCGCGGACCGAGAACGTTGTTAAGGTCTGCCGGGCGCAGATTCGAGAGGAAAATGGTCGGGCGGTTTTCTGAAATCCGGCTGTCGATGATCGAAAAAAGAATCTGCTTCTCGTTTTCGGTGCCGGCCTGGACACCGACCTCATCAATCACAAGCAGGGAGACCTCCGAGAAAAGCCGAATTGCGTCAAAACTCGTTCTGTCGCTTTTTCCGCCCCAGGTGCTACGGACGTATTGGATGATGTCTGTAGCGCGCGTATAGATGCCTTCTGACTGCGGCAAAATGGCATGAAGAATGGCGCACGCCAAATGACTTTTGCCGGTCCCCGGGTTACCGAAGAAAAAGAGTCCGTAGCCGGTCTCTTTCGCCTTTTCCCAACCGCGCACGAACCGGCAGGCGAGGTCCAGCGCGCCTTGTTGGTTTTTCGTCTCGGCCAGAAAGTTCGAGAATGTTTTGGTGCGGTATTCGGCCGGGATGCAGGAGCGCCGTAATGCCTCCTCGATGCGGTCGCGGGCTTCGGCCGCTTTCTTAGCCTTTTCGTAGGCCTCACGCTCTGCCTGGCGGCGCTTACGTTCGATCAGTGCGCACTCAGGACACTGAGACTCACACACGACCTGCCCGTCCAAAACGGTCTGAATACCGTTATACGGCCCGTGAATTGCGCAGTTCAAAACGGCGCCCCTGCGGATCGGCATAGGGACTGCGCCCTGCGAGGATTCGATGATGGCTGAAAATGTCTGCATGGTTGCTTACCCCCAATTGGCCGTACCGTCCGGATTCATCGATCCCTCGTAGTAGGCCTCGTCAAAAACTTCAGGTTGTTGGTGTGCGGTTGATCCCGCGGGTTTTCTCGATGCGATTTCTTTCTCGCGCTTGACCCAGTTGAGCCACGATTGATTCCATCCCTTGCCGCTACGCATGGTGTCCTTGCCCTTGCCGATCCGGTAGTAGCCCGAGAAGCTGGCAAAGACCGTGTCGGGGTTGAGGTCAGGCCGAAGCTGCTCGCAGAACGTCCGCCAGTCTTCGGGCAGGGTGTCGAGGTTGAATGCGTGCGTGATTGCCTGCCGCTTTTCTTTCTTCTTTCTTTCTGTCTCTTTATTGGTTATTGGTTCTTGGTTATTGGTTAGCATTGCGTCCGCATTGCGTTCGCTATGCGTTTGCATTCCGTTCGCATCTGCGTCCGCATTGCAAGTGCATCCGTTTTGCATGTCGTTTGCATTTGCGTCTGAGGCTTTCTTTCCCCTTGAGCCCTTATTCCATCGGGCTCGAGCAGACTTCGAGGCCTTCTCGGACTTCTCCGCGGTCTTGGCAATCTCTTCATCGCACCGACGATGCGCATAAACGTCACCTTCACGATGGAAAAAGCGGTCAAGCACATATTCCAGTGCGGCTTTCTCTTCCGGCGCATATGCTCGGGAGATGCGTTCGCATTCCGAACGCATAAGCGGACGCTCTACTGAGTAGTAGAGCATCAACAAATCTATGTAGACACCCTTTTCGAGTGGCGACAAAAGTCGCGTGCTCGAATCCCAGTCACCTACGTGAAACTGAACGTAGTTCATGGCGAGCCTCCCGGCTACTTGCCCGTGCTTTCAATGAGTTCCCAATCGATCTGAGGAAGAATCGCCCGACGGGAAACCTGCCGGCGCGTTGCCTCTTCGAGTTTGCAAGCAAGCGTGACGGACACACGACGTTCCGGGTGGTTGACGATGTTGTAAAAGTAGTTGAGTTTGATCCCGCACTTTTTGCAAATGGCCTTTTTCTCGACCGACGCAAGGGAGCGGAAATACTGCGATGCAGAGGGAAGCATGAGAGCTACTCCGTTTTAGTTCAATTATGGGTACTGGAATACTACCCCATACATTCCCCAAAAGTCAACCAATACGGTGCAAAACTTTCCTAGACTTTGTGCGACAATCTAACCCATAATTTGACCTAGCCGGACTAAGAGGAGGACAAATAATGGTTGATGATGAACTGACAGCTCGTCGCCGGGTTAATCTGCGACGTATCGCCGATGAGTTAGGTGGAGCCGCTGCTGTTGCCAGGAAGACTCAAAAGAGCGTCCAACAAATAAGCAGTATGCTCAACGGCACCAAGTCCTTTGGCTCAAAGATCGCTCGTGACATAGAACCTAAACTGGGGCTTCCCCTGCAAAGCCTGGATAAGGAAGCGCCAAATTTTGTAGTTGCAGTGGAAACGCCTGAAGCTACGGGGTACGTGCGCATTACAGCGCTTGAGGCGCGGAAAGAGTACAACCTGATGCGCATTCAGGAATTGAGCAAAATCAGGCTGATGGAGTGCAAAGAAGATTGGCTGTACGAACAAGCTCTTTCCACATCCAAGCCCAGTGCGCTAAAGCTATTCTCTGCGCCATCGGACAACATGGAGCCAGAAATTCTCCAAGGCGGATCAGTCGTCGTTGACATCTCGCAAAACACTTTCACCGCCAACGGCATATACGCCATGACGTATCAGGGTTCGGCATTCATATATCGGATACAGATGAACCCTGACGGATCAGTATATTTTTTGTCGGATAATCCAAAATATGAAAAGATGGTAGTGAAGGACACGTCCAACATCGTGATAGTTGGACGGTGTGTCGGCTGCTGTAACACGCACTCGCTCTAATAAAATTCCATTGTTCATCAAATCTCAAGCCCGCGCACTGCGGGCTTTTTTGTTGCCTTTTTGACTCCTATCAAAAACCGGTCACCTAACCAGAATACCCTGAAGTCATCTTTTATAGTTGACAAGCGGGTTAGTGACGTGGTTTAATTTCGGGTATGCCGATGAGTAATTCAAACTCATCTAAACAAAACCACCAGGAGGCAACGAAATGACACAGACGACCATTGTTTTGAACCCCAAGCGCAGTGAGTATGCGGCCGAAAAGGCCGCCAAGAAGTCAATGACGGTTGCCCAGATGATCGAGGCGCTGAAGCAGTTCCCTGCGGACGCCCGCATCGTGGTGTCTGATCACGCCGAATACATGTACGCGCCGGTGACGGCCTCCGATCTGCATGAGCACGTTGAGGAGGAGTAACGCCATGACGCTCGATTATGTCTTCCGCATGGGCGAGTTGGCCGACATTGCCGAGGATCGTTTTTGGGCTCAGGCAAACGTGGTGATCGGCATCTCGGCCGTCACCGCCCTGATCGTTCTTCTGCAGTGGGCGCTGGCATGAAACAGATCATCGAAAACATCCTGGCGGCCGCGGGATTCATCGTCCTCATGTACACCCTGCTTTCCCTGCCTGGTTACTAGAAACGAGAAGTGGAGCGCCCTGCCTTACCGGAGAAAGAAATGATTGATCTCAGCAACCACAACGAAGATTTGATCCGAGACGCAAACACCTGGAAGCCGCTCAACGTCTACCCGCTTGAACGCGTGATGGTGTTCGAGAGCGGCAGCCAAAGCTACTTCGTCTACACCGAGCTGCATACCGTTTCAGTGAGCGACGCAAGCCGCAGAGAAGTATCGAACTCCTACGCCTTAACAGAAGACGAGTTCTCACGCCTGATGGACGAACTCAACCTCGACTAGGAGCCCCCATGACCAACTACCACAACGCAATCAACGAAGACAGCCGCGAAGCGGCATAGGTAAAAAAAAATGACAAGACTCATCCCCATCACCGGACTCGCCCGTGAAGAATGGCTGCAGCAGCGCACCAAGGGCATCGGCGGTTCTGACGTGGATGCAGCCCTGGGGCTTTCCCCGTGGCGCACCCCGGTCGAACTGTGGCAGGACAAGCGCGGCGAAGGTGAACCGCAGCCGGCCACGGATTCGATGCACTTCGGCACCATCTTGGAAGACATCGTCGCCAAGGAATTCCAGGAACGCACCGGCATGAAGGTTCAGCGCGTGGGCTACACGTTCGTAGACGGTGAAGGCGACTGGATGCGGGCCAACATCGACCGCGCCGTCGTCATGCCGGAGATTCAGAAAAACGTGCGGCCGATCAAGGATCCGAAGGAAGGCGAACCACTCATCACGACAGACGCCATTCTGGAATGCAAGACCGCATCCGCCTACGCCTCCGGACTCTGGGGCGAATCTCAGGAAGACGAGATCAAGGCCGGTAAAGTCGTCACAGAACACGAGATTCCGCTGTACTACGAAACCCAAGTCCAGTGGTACATGAGGCTCACCGGGGTTCACGTCTGCTACGTGGCCGTGCTCATCGGCGGAAACGACTTCCGCATGTACAAGGTCGACCGCAACGAAGACGCCATCAACGCCATCGTTGCCACGGTGCGGGCTTTTTGGTTCGACAACGTCCTCGGAGGCAAGGCACCGGAACCGAAAGACCTGGACGACATCCGGCACCTGTACCGCCGGGAAGTCGGCCCCATGGTTGAAGCCACTCCGGAAGCGGCCATCGCTATCGGCGAATACCGCCAGCTGAAGGACAAGGCCACCAGCATCAAAGATCAGATGGAGGCCGTCGCCACCAAGATTGCAGGGTTCATCGGTGAAAACGAAGGAATCCTCATCGGTGGCGAGAAGGCAGCCACCTTCAAGTCTCAGTCCCGCGCGATGTTCAACGCCAAACAGCTGAAGGCTGAGGACCCCGAACTTTGGGCCAAGTACGCAGGGCGGTCTGAGCCGTCTCGGATTCTCCGGGTGTTTTAGTCGCAATCCCTTTTCACTCACTCAGGGCAGGGGCTTCCAGCCCCGCCCATTTTAGAAGGTACACATAATGTCTACTACCGACGCTCTCCTTGAAAAAGTCAACCCCGCTGCGGCTAAGAAGGCCGTCGCCGTCAAGGCCACGAAAGAAGGCTCTCTGCTGGACGTGGTGACCGGCAAAGCGTTTCAGAAGCAAATGGCCTTAGCCCTGCCGAAGTCCCTCACCCCGGAACGCCTGACGCGTATCGTCATGAGCGAATGCCGCAAGACGCCGGCGCTTCTCAATTGTTCCCCGACGTCGTTCTACGGGTGCGTGTTGCAGTGCGCTCAGTTGGGTCTCGAACCCGGTTCCGCCCTGGGGCACTGCTACCTTCTCCCTTTTGGGAATGGCAAGGCTTCCGACGGCCGTCCGAATGCGCAGCTGATTATCGGCTACCGCGGAATGATCGACCTCGCCCGCCGTTCCGGACAGATCGTTTCGATCTCCGCTCACTGCGTGCACGAGGCCGACGAGTTCCACTACGAATTCGGCCTGCACGAGGACTGCCGGCACGTCCCTGCAGCTATGGCCGACCGAGGCCCCGTGACCCACGTCTACGCCGTGGCCCGTCTTGTCGGCGGCGGCTTCCAGTTTGACGTGATGAGCCGCGCTGAAATCGAAGCCGTGCGCAATCAGTCGAAGGCTGGCACAAAAGGCCCGTGGGTTACTCACTGGGCCGAAATGGCGAAAAAGACTGTGATCCGCCGGTTGTTCAAGCTCCTCCCTGTCAGCATCGAAGCGCAGCGCGCCGTAGAAGTTGACGAGAAGACCGACCGCGGCGAAGCCGTCACCGCGTCCGACGTGATCGACGGGATCGCTACCGAGAAGGGCGTAGGCATCGAGATTCTTCCGGAAGAGGAAGAACCCGCCACGGCGCCTGCTCCGGAAGCTCGGACGGCCGCGCCCAAAGAACCGCTCCCGGATCTCAATCCGGACGAGCCGGAAGTTCGGGAACCGTGAAAGATCACCCGTAACACACAACTTTCACTTAGGAAGCACAAACAGGAGTCCAAAAAATGACCTTTGACGATAAGGCCCTGGCAGCCGGATCGGTGATCGCCGCGGTGTTCATTTTTCTTTGGCTTTGGCTCAGTCCGGGCGTTTTTCTGGGCTGGTTGATCTGGGGGTAAGAGATGGAAGCACAGGATTTAAAACGCCGCGTCCGGGAGCTGTATGAGCAGGTCTCCTTCAGCCAGGAGGAGACACGACGGCTTCAGATGATCGAGGACGCGATCACAAAGGGAGCAATCGAGAAGGCGTGCGTGCTCTCGATGATCCTCGCGACAAGCACGCACAAAAAGGCAAACGCCGCGGCCCGGCTACGGGATACGCTGAGGAGAGCAAAAAATGGCCAAAAACAGCAAACCGCGCAAGAAGTATCGGCCGAAGCCCGTGAGGTTTAACTGTTGGAAACGCTCAGACATCGAGCACCTGCAGGCCGTGTTTCAGGAATTTGAGCTTATCACCGAGTTCAAATTCCCGACCGGCGAAGCGAACATGGACGACATGTGCTGTGTCCGGGACGTGCTCAATCTCTGCACCCTCGGGATGGTGACACGGGACTGGCTAGATCGGGACGAGGTCAAGGACTGCACACCGATCGTCAACGCGGCCGGAGACGCGATCAAACGATGCGCCGACCGCGCCTGCGACCGCAATCCGGGCGCCCCGCGGTTTGTGTTCACCGGAGACGAACTCAAGGCAGTCCGGGCAGGAGTCGCTATTGCCGGCCCCTTCATTCGTGACAGTCTGGACGAATCACCAACCCGCCTCATCCTGGAGTTCTACGCGATGCGGCACCTCACCAGGGGAAAGGGCGGGAGTTACGCGTACACCGACGAACAACTGAAAAGAGCAATTGAACAAGAGAACGACAACATTGACTGGAGCAATCGCCATGGATAACACAACACTTCTGATGGACCAGCGGCCGCAGCCGCCTTCAATGGACAGTTCGACGATGAGTTCAGCTACGGCCGCGTTCGTTGAAGCCCTCGTTGGCGGTGTAGTGATGGAGCTTTTCGACGGGATGCCGCAGTGTGGATTGCTGGAGGAGTGAAGATGCAGACCAAGTTGCTGACTATTAAGGAAGTCGCCAAGCGGCTCAATAAGTCTGTGAGCACGATCCGCAGTTGGATTCGCGGTTACTACGACAACGGCGACGGCCCGCGCCTGCGGGGGCGCGAATTTATTAAGCCGATCCGAGTCGGCGGCACCCTGCAATTTAAAGAATCTGAGCTCGAACGCTGGATTGCCGAAGGATCTCAATGTTGACAAACGCACAGAAATCCGCGCATAATGGCCGCGTTCGGTTGAACTACCGAACCGGGTGTGGAAACCCGAACTTGTTAGGCGCACAGCCGCCTTACGTTCGTATGAGCGGATTTTTTGTGCGCATATATCACTTCTTGACGAGTGAGACCTGCGGGCACCTTTATGGTGGCCGCGTCCTAACAGGCGGTATTTCCACCCCGCAGCGTCTCGCTCACCACCGTGGAAAGTGGTGCGAGATTTCTACAAATTCTGCTAGGAGCTTGCTATGCAAGTGATCTCTGCTGCTCAAACGCAGCCGTCAACATTCAATCTCCCGTTCGCCATCACGGCGCTGCTCAAAAACCAACTGACATCCGGCGAGGCCAAGGACTACGCGATTATGTCGTGTTCCGAAGCTAAGAACATCCTCATCGCCGCAGCCGACTCGGCCGAAAGCGATAGCCAGATGCTTTCCACCGCAGGGCTTCTCAGCGTCATCAAATCCGCCGCATCGATACTCGAATGCGCCGAACTCCTCGTTAATGAGGCGGAGAAATGAAAATGACAAACGAACTCACCCAGACCTTCGCTTTCGGCGAAGCCAAAGTTACCATCATCATCGAAGACGGAAAACCGCTCTTCTGCGCCAAAGAAGTCTGCGACATCCTTGGGTATAAAAACTCCCGTAAGGCACTGATGGATCATGCAAATCCTGACGGCGTAACGAAACGGAACGTGGTGAAAACCCTTAGCAACGGCCGTGAGCAAACCTTCGAAATGACCTTCATCGATGAGCGGAATCTTTACCGCCTCATTATGCACTCTGACCTTCCGTCGGCCGAGAAGTTCCAAGACTGGGTATGCGGTGAAGTTCTCCCCACGATCCGAAAGACGGGAAGTTATGGCAATCCTATGGCCGCAATGTTGGCGAAGCCGAAATCCGAACTCTTCTTAGAGTTGAGTCAAATCAGTAAAAAGAATGAAGAACTTGAAGCCGCCAATCAGAAGTTAGTTGAACAAGCCTCAGTCAACGCGCCAAAGGTTACCTTCGCCAATTCCGTTACGTCCGGCGACACCGAAGTCACCATCACTGTGGCCGCAAAAACCCTGGGCATCGGCCCGCGCAAATTTTTCGATTGGCTTCGCTTGAACGGTTTCTTATATAAGCAGGCGAACCAGGCGACTCAGTACGCCATCGAAAAGGGCTACATGGTGACGCGCTTCGCAAAAATCACGCACGACGATGATTCCGTTGAGAAGAAACCGTATCCGCACATCACCGGGAAAGGACTCTTCTACTTCTATGGACGCCTTCTCAAAGAAGGGTTAATTTCTAAAAACGACAATCTCGAATTGGCGGCATAAAGGGGGAACCATGAATCAAGACGATCTGATTGAAACCCTGACGGGCGACTTAGAAAAAATGTTTGGCCCGTCGCCCCACAAAGAACACTTCGCCGCGCTTCTCTCAAATATTTTGGCAGATATTGAGAAAGCAAAGGTTGTCGGAAACGGTGGCGTTTGTCAATTGCTTGTCGAAGTCGCTTGGAAATGGCCGGGCGAACCAAACGACCAGTGGGCTATCCTCGTAGGGCTTTGCGCCGTATTCTTGCACCGCATGGCGGTTGAATCTTCGGCAATAAACCTCCCCGCAGCCGGACAAGCCTAACATCTTTGCAGCGTCACGGAAATGACCCCCGCCAACCGAAAGCTGACGGGGTTTTTCTATTTAGCGATTTATCAAGATCATTTTGACCATAATGTCAAAATGATTATTTAACCTACTAATTTCCGCTGACAGTGTCGCTGATTTTCGCCGGGGCTTTTGTTTTAAACGATTTCCAACTGCGTCGTAATGCTGACAATCTTCATCGGTAAGGGCTGGTTTTGCCGGATACAGATTTGTCCGCCGTCGCCCCAACGGGGATTGACCTGCGTCGTCACTTCGCCCGTGATGGGGGTTGGCGGCGTGCCGGCAAGTTCCGTGCCTCGTGCGGGGTAGTCCGTGAGTTTTTCAAACGTCGGTCCAGTCTGCAGTCCTGACGTGTTGACAAGACGTACGGAAACCTTCTGAACGTTCTTCATGTGGCCTGAGCCGAAAGAACCGTCCTGCAACGCCAAAGCAATCGGCAAGGTCTGAAGGTCTGCGGTGTACGGCAGGCCGATATGCACCAACGACGCCGGCTCCTGCAACTTGATTTTCCCGTCTTTCACCACTTGATTCGGTTCTACTGAACCGTCGGCCAAAATGGAGACGGTGGCGCCTTCGAGCCACGTCAGCCCGGAAATCTCGTCTTTGGCATCGCCGCGATAGGTCCCGCAGCAATCAAGGTAGACACTTTCTTCGAGTTTGGTGTACTTGCGTTCGTGCATCCGTTCGATAAAGCGGCGTGTGGTGCCGTTGATCGTACGGCGCACGGCGACATAAAGCACGTCTTCTTCGCCTTCCGGAACAACAGCGCACGACTCAAAGGTGCCGTCCGTAGCAAGGGACGAGAATGCGCCGACGGATTGTTCCGGAACGTAGGTGAACGCAATCAGGTTGCCGGCGGAACTGACACACCATATGATCGGCCATGGGGCTTTTGAGTAAGAAAGGTCGATAGGTTCCAGGTTGTCGAAAAGGTGGTTTGCCCGGAGGCAAACGTCATTTGTGACGAAACCGCCGGCTTCGTACGAGTAGCCGCATTCCCGAAGGTGTCCGCCGCGAGCGCTCGCGTAGATGCAGGCGTTGTTGATTACCAACGGCTGCACAGAATTGGCGCCGACATACGACTGAGGCCGCACGGACATTGATGTTGGCGTAATGGCGTCGGAGTTCAAAGGACTGACTCGCCATTCGGCTGCGGCCGTGAAAAGCATCAGCTGAGACAGTGGCACAAAGTGCTGAATGCGGTTGGCTTCGCGGGCGGCAACGCGGATAGCGATGCGGTCGTCATCCTGCGACGGCAGGCTGTAGCTCATATCAGACTCAGTACCGGACTTGGTGGCCCAGATGTTATTAGGGCGGTTGTAAGTGCCGCCGAACCAACGCCGCTGTTCGAAGTATGTTACTGCGCTCGGGTAGTCACCAGCTTTGCCGACAGTGGCAGTGGCTGTTGCACCTGATCCGCCGGATTTACTGCCGTCAATGTGAACGACAGGATTGGTGTAGCCTGAGCCTGGTTTCTTGACTACGATTCCAATAATTTTGCCGTTTTCAGTTAAGGCCGCAAGCTCGGCCCCCGATCCAGTAGGGTCGGTGACGTAGACGTTAGGGGCGGAGGCCGGTTCCAAGACGACGGGGAAATAGTAGTCGCACCTTGCTCCTTTAGAGCCACACTCCAAACTTGCGTGAAATTTGGCTCCCTCCGTATAGCCTTCCCCGCGAGATGTGAGGGAAACGCCCGTCAGGTAAGCGTCCCACCACATGCCTTGAGTCCGCTTGTTGTTTACGTAAGTTAGGCGCCCTTTCCCTCCGGAGCCGTTGCCTTCGATAGTTCCATCAACGTAAAACACTTGAGAAGATGTTATGGTGGGGTAGGGAATACCTTGCCCGTCGTCATGATGGAAATTTTCCGCGTCCAAGTTTACGGATACGGTGTTCCCGTTTGATCCGACGATTCGTCCTTTTTGCGAAATATATGAAACGCTTCGCAATAAACCATACCCGCTCCCGCCATTGGTGACTTTGACCGATGTGATGCCGCCGGATTGTCCGAAGGGGTCGTCGTAAATAGGCGGGGTGATTGATGCGTCGGGGTCGATTTGTTCGTCCCGAATGCTGAGAGTTTTCGTCTGGCCAATGAAGCACCAAATGCCACCCTGATTGCGATACACGCGATAAAGTTCTGCGCCGGATACGGCGTTCCAAGATATGGTGTTGTATGCGCCGGTTCCATACGGATTACAGCGGATGGAAGTAGACGGGCCTGCCGCGGACTCGTTTGAGCCGTCAGCCTTCAGAGCAGTGATGCAGTATTCCCTGGTGTAGTCCTCTTTATTCTGCACGTCGCCATTGATGGACTGCACGACGGTAGGAGCCCCCGGTGAGGGGAGTGCGCCTTTGAAGTTGATTTCCACAAGACGCCAATCAACGACGCTGTAGCGGCGTAGTTCTCTCGGTGCATAGGCCGGATGAACGATGGTGAGAACGTCGGCGGATTGAACATAATGCAACGAGAAAAGATCGTCTGCACTGTATGGCGTAGCGACTTCGTACGGCTGTCCGTTGCTGCCTAACAGGGTCTGCCCGTCCGTGTGAAAGCGGATGTACTTTTCTCCGAATTCGAGCACCATGGATTGATCCGTTGAGAAAGTGAACGGGATCAGCCTCACGCGTTTGTCGGCGTATTTGGCGTAGTTGACGTAAGCGAACCCAGGTCGATTCTCTGCCGGGCCACGGGGATCGATGAGGAAATTACGGCATTTGGCGAGTCCGGACTGATACTTCGGATCGCCGGCACGCCCGTACATTTCCGGTGACAATTCCCCGCCGTTGCAGGATTGCTGATAGGTGCGGATGCTTGCCATTACCATACCTCCCGAGCACGAAGTTGCGACGCAATATAGGGTGCTTCCCGGCGTCTCATGGAAATCTGAGCGTCTTCGGTCTTAGCTTTTGTCAGTGCCGCTTCGTACTGTTTCATGATGTTGACAACGGTCTGAGATGTTGTATCAGCTCGCTTAACCGGACCGTAAAGGTAACTGGCGAGAAGCAACATCAGTGCGTCAACAAAATACCCAGGAAAGAGATCGGCATTGTCTACGTAGGCGACGTAGGTCAACACCGGATCAGTGACATTGCAGAAAAGTACGCGATGGGAGTTGTTTTCAACAAGGCCTAGTTCAAAATGGCCAAGCTCGGGGTAAATGTCGGAATCAATGCCTTCCGACAGATATTCCGCCGATTCGATTTTTAGCGCTCGCATGAATTGGCTCGGCAGGGCGTAGGCGCCTTTGTAGCCGTAGATCGAGGCATCGACATTATTGAGTTTTGTCAGCTGACTGCGTTTGGTGGCGAAGCTCCACGGGTTTGATTCCAGAATTCGCCGAAGGGCTACAGGGTACCAACGGGCACAGTGTCCGGCTTGGTCTGAGCCGGCCGGCGGGGTGATGGAAACTACCGTGGCGTCATCGCCAAGAATCGACAGAGCGAGATTACAAATATCAACGGATGTAGCCATTTCAGGCCTCCTAAAGAAAAGGGGGCGTTTTAACCGTCCCCTCAGAGTTTGCCTTTAAAGCAGGTCAATCAACCGTCGGCGCGGGATCGTAACCTTCCGTTTTCGTCGTGCGCGGCAATTCATAACCGTTATCAAGTACGGCACGCTGCAGCGTTCCCGTCACGGTGCCGGTAACGGCCGTGATGAGTTTCAGGTAGCGACGATGCTTCAGCGGCATCGGGATTGCCTGGTTGGCCGGAATCTTCGACCCCGTCTGTGTGAAGGTCAGTAAGTCGGCGAAAGTCGATCCGTCGGCGGAATCCTGTAACTTAAAGGTTACGGTACCTTCACCGCCGGCATCTTTAACCTGCAGGATGAGATTGAATCGAGGAGTCAGTGAACCGAGGTTCGGATAATCCTGTTTCAGGTCAATGACTTTGCCCGTCGTAATGGCGGACGCTAAAGCCTTGTCAGAGCAAAACTTCAAAAGTGCATCGGTAATCATTGCGTCCTCCTTAGCCCAGAGACAAAACCGGCATCGTGTTGGTGATAACGTCCGTGCCCAAACGATGGATAGGAATGCCGTCCCAGGTCACAACCTTGCGTCCGGCAACTTCTCCGGTCGTGAGCTGCACGTTTTCCTTGTTGTTGATCTGACGACGAAGAATGCCGGTAACCGCTTCGTTGCAATAGAACGCGCAACGGCCCTTGTACTCGTCCGGAAGCAGGTTCACGGCCTGCGTCATGAGGTCGATCAGATCGGGGCTACCGGAAGCCTTCGAAGACTTACTCCACTTCGTCGTATCGATGTTGGCAATACGAACGACGGTGAGCGGATCGTAGATAGCGACGCCGATGTCCCAACGGAAATCGGTTTCCAGCGCCCAGTAGTGCTTAGGATTGTCCGACGTACCGGCGGTTACTCGTACGGCTTCAGGGTGGACAGTGGTCTGGAAGCCGCCAAGATTCTGTCCGTACTGCGGATAGAACAAATAGTTCGAGGCCGGGTCCCAACCGACGAGAAGAATTTCCGTCTGCTTGTTTTCCGTGGTGCCGCCGGCGTCGATGATTCGATCCTTGAAGACGGGGTCGGTCGGCGTCACGATGTTGAAGAGCCCCTTGCCACTATTCGGGTCTTTCGCGGGGTCGCCGTAAAAGAGATTGCGTACCGTAGCGCGGGCGAAGCCGCGGCTAAAGGCCTGATCGCGACGCAAGCGCCAAGAAGCGCGGTCGCTTTCCTTCTGGTCGTTGAACTGATCGCGGTCGATGGTCGAGCTCGAAGAACGGCGGCTGCAGGTGTAACGAACATTGTTGCCCGTCACAACATCAGAGCCCCAGCCCTCGTTGTATCCGTGAAGATCGCCTTCCGGGTAGCGGGTGACGATCTGCCCCTTGTCCCCCATACCGTCATTGCCTCGAACAATAACGGCCTGGTCGAAGAAGGGCATATAGTCGCGGATGGTGTGCAAAAACACCTTGCGGGCCACATCCTTGTCACCGACAAGGCCTTCGAATTCGGCCAACGACGTCGGTGCAACGTTGCTGACAATATCTGCCATTTCTGTACCTCATTAAAAATTATTAGACTGCGTAAACGTCTTCTGCGGTGATTTGTCGCGGCGCTGGCTTCCCCGTCGGGAAGCCGCCTTCGCCGAAACGCGCACCGACACGGGCAAGGAGCTTCAGCACGCCTGGATGGTTGCCGGCAGGGGAGTTGATGAACTCCGCAATATCCGGATCGAGATTCCCGTCACTGCCCTTGCCGAACATATCTCGGATGCGGGCAATGTCATTGAGGTGGTCGGCAATTTCCGGATCATTGGACGATTTTTCAGCCCACTGTTTGGAAATTCCCGCAATCTGTTCCATCTGGCGCTGCACCATGATCGGGGCCATTTTGTTGACCACGTCTTGGGCTTTGTCCTGCGGCAGGTTGAGTTCCTTTGCCACTTCTCCGAATTGCTGCATAACGGCGGCGTCGAGCATGGTGCCTTCAGGCGCCTTGAACTCTTCGTACTTTTCTGGCGCCCCTTCAGCGGGCTTGTCGGCCTCGCTGTCTTTCGGCGCCTTTTCACCGTCCTGCTTTTCTTCGGGCTTAGTTTCGGTGGCAGTGTTCAGCAAGGTCTCAGGCATTCCGGTTGCAGGCTTGTCGGTCTGCGGCTGGCTTTCCTGACCTGCGGACTGAGCCGCCGGGTTGGCTGCAGGCTGATCTGCAGCGGGGGCATCGTTTGTATTTTCAGCCCCGGTCGTTGTTTCGTCGTTCATGAGATTCCCTCAGCATTTCTTGATAAGAAGTCGGGTCTATGAGATTGAGCAGAGCGAGTCCGACACTGCGGCGTCCTTCGGCGTAAGCCATTGAAAGCGCGTTTGTGTTGAAAGACGGTCGATAAAGCCCGGTTGCATCCAAGATGATTTCCATAGCTTCGCGGCCTTCTTTCGTGTCCATTACGTAGGCGATGGACTTCTTCACGCGGCGCATATAGCGCTCCGTGCTTTCGCGGCGGGTGGTTTCTTCGGCCTTGATGTCAGCCGGATTGAAGGGGTCTCTGCTCATCATGAACGGCATCTTCAAGCAGGCCGATGTGTGTACGCGCACAAAAGCTCGTGCGCGTAAGCCGGGGATCGTCGTTGATACTGCAGGCTACAAAAGAGTTGAGGGATTTCGATGCGGGACTACCACGAATACTTTCGATACCTCTTTGCCTTTGCGGTGGGTGCCATGGCTCAGTGCTTGATGTATTTGAACTCGTTGGATAAAGCGAAACCGTTCCTTTGGTGGGAATTCTTTGGGGCGGTAGCTCTGTCGGGGTTTGTCGGCTTTCTGATCTGTATGGCTGCACACTCTCACGGTTTGCCGGATGAGGCCGCAGGGGCTCTTGCTGGGTTGGGCGGCATGATGGGGAAAGATGGCGTGAGCATTCTGAAAAGTTTTTTAGAAAGAGGCGGCCGATGAAATACGGTTTCTTTGACGAAAAGGAGTTGCAGAGTCCGAAGGACCCGTACAAGTCTCCTTTTCCGCACGTGGTGCGCGATGAACTTTTGAACCTTTTGAACCGCATCCGCCGGGAGTGGGGAAAGCCGGTTCTCGTGAATTCCGGCTACCGCAGTCCGGAATACAACGCGACGATCCCGGGGGCCGTGCCTAATTCGTATCACACGAAAGGCATGGCGGCGGATATTCGACCGGATGATCCGCGATTGATTCCGGAGTTTCAGGACTTGTGCCTGGAAATCAACGCTGACGGTGGCGTAGGACTTTACGACGCGTTCGTACATGTTGACGTGCGTGGGCGTCACGCTTTTTGGGACTACAGGAGTCGCAAATGATGGAGCTCAAAGACACTTGCCGCCTGATGTGTAGCGATGACTACAAAGATCGCTTCAAGGCGGAGTACCTGCAACTGAAGATTCGCCGAGACAAACTCGCTGCAATGCTTGTTAAATGGGACACTGGGAAATTAGGCTTTACGCCGACTTGTTCCCGTGGCCTTTATACGTTCCAGCTCTACACGATGGACGGCTATCTCGACATATTACGAAATCGCGCGAAACTCGAAGGGGTTGAGTTGTGAAAGATTACGTCTACATGGTGGCGGTCGTCCTGGCTTTCGGGGCGGGGGGCTGGCTGACTTCTGCCCACTACGACCGAGAAATCGCACTCATGGAGGCAGCGCAGTCTGATGCGCTACGTGCGGCGGAGAGAAAGAATGCAGAAGGACTTTCGAAAGCAACGGACACGATTATCCTGGCGCAGGCTGAGTACAACGATTTGCGTGCTGAGCTTGATCGTGCTCGCGCCCGGCTGCGCCACGCGGACGGTCACAGCTCCGCCGGCGGAGATTCCGCAGACGCTCTTGGTCGAAGAGTTGCCGAGCTGGAAGGCTTGGTTCGCCGACTGGCTGACTCTGGTTCAGAGTGCGGCAGACTCTATCAGCGATGCGCCGCAAACCACGACGCACTAAAAGATATTTTGAAATGAGCGATTTAGTTAATCATCCTCAGCACTACGCCGAGCATTACGACCACGAGGTGATTGAGCTTACTCAGCATCTGAGTTTTTGTCTGGGGAATGCCGTGAAGTACATTTTACGCGCGCCCTTCAAAGGCACTGAGCTTTTGGACCTGCAAAAGGCGGAATGGTATGTTCGGCGCATGGTAGACGAGTTCTCTGCAGACGAATGCCGCGCGCAAGTGATCGCACGCCGAGGAAACTTCTCGTCAATTCTCTGTTCTTTCCGGAACGCGCTCGTGACCGAGCTGGTCTTGGCCTGCGGCCGCGGTGACAAAACATCGCTCAACGCGGTTCTTTCTGATCTTCGAGAGAATATTAATAGGAGGAAATAAGATGGAAGTGGTAAAGGTTGTTTGCCCGAGGTGCGGAAAACGTCTTTTCGACCTTTCGTTAGAACGTCCGCCCGGCGGGACGGTGATGATCGTATGTCGGCGCTGCAAGACGCTTGATGTGCTTGATCTTTCTGTATACAATAAATCCAATCAGCAGAACCGTTCGGATTCTGCTTCACACAAGGCCCCTGAGCCTAATCCTTAGCGCCAACCGAGCGCACATTTCCAGAGAACCACGAGTTCCATGACAACAGGAGTTTTGTCATGGCTGAATTTGCTTCTAAAGGCCTCGCCAACGGCGTAGGCATCCCCGCCCTCGTTTTGGGCTCTCTCGGCTTCCTTGGCTCCGCCAACAACGGCAACGGAATCCTCGGCGGCCTCTTCGGTGGAAACAACTGCGCCCCGCAGATGGCCGCGCTTGGCGTCATTGCTGAAAAGGACGCCAAAATCGCCGAGCTCACTTCGCAGAAGTACTCGGACAATCAGGACACGACGCTTTATCAGGCGACGCGCTCCGAAAACGAGAAGCTCGAAAACCGTCTGATGGACTACATTAAGCCGCTCTCTCAGGAATCCGCGAGCAACCGCGAACGCGTTGCGGTGCTTGAATCCCAGATGAAGAGCAACGCTGAAATCGCTGACCTGCGTGAAAAGCTTGTTCGCTCCGAACTCGGCGCCAAGATCGACACTGTTGCGCAGACGTGCGGGTGCGGTATCGCTCAGCTCAACAACGCCGTCGCAGGGATCAACAACACGCTGAACCAGATCACCCACCTCGTCGTGCCTCGCACCGCGATCTGTCCTGAAGTGATGGAACGTTACAACAGCTGGACTGCGCCCACAGCCGCGGCTCCGGCGGTTCAGCCGGTGACTGGCAGCATCAACGTTAACCGGGGTTAAGCCATGAAAATGCCGATCGGAAACTTGCCTGCAGTGGTTGTGGAATTTGCTCAGCGAGTCCTCATCCCGGCCGCAGAAAAGCAGGGCGGTTCTCTGCCCTTCGCCGTCGGCATCGTCTCGGGGCTCGTCGCACAGCGGGCCCCGGCGATGATCGAACCTTACCTGCCGATGCTCAAATCTTTGGGCGCGGTGGATGAGCAAAACCGCATCGATGTGGACCTGCTGTACGGCGAAGCCTCAAAGAATCTCGAAGCGCATCCGTTCTCTATAGGGCCTTACAAGCCTGATCGAAGTGACTTAGACGCGCTGAAGGAAATCATGAACCGGCATGGAGAATGATTATGGAAACGAAGGAACTTATGAAAGCCCGCGCGGAGCAATCCATGCACTGCCTGCTCGAAAAGATCGACAAGGTGTGCGATGAGGCCCGTGATGGCGGCGGATTGAGTGACGAGGACGTGCGGGTGCTTGAAAAAGCCTGGTGCGCTATCGCAACCATCAAAGCTGTCTGCAAAGAAGCCTGACACTACCTTCAGGTAGAATTGAACCCCGAGCACCGCAAGGTACCCGGGGTTCCGTGTCTCTGGCGCTCAAAGGCGCTCGGGACATCTGTTAAGTAGTTTACGCTTTTTCCTGCACGACTAGGGAAAAAACTAGGGAAGATTTTTGGGGCCGCCTCGCACGCCTTTATTCATGCGGGTGTTTTGGTACAACTGGGCCTACCAATCAGCGCTTTTTCGATTTTATCTCAAACCCCTGCAGCTATTGGCTTCAGGGGTTTTTCGTTAGTGATGACGGGACTTGAAGCACCCTTGCTTCCCTAGTTCTTCCCTATTCACAAGTGTTCACCTTTATCAATTTGTGTTAACCTCAACTAGGGAAGAAACTAGGGAAGAGAATCTTCCCTGGTTGAGGAGTTTTTATGAAAGCCAAACTCTCACAAAGAACCTTGGGGAATCTCGGCGACGGCGTATATCGGGACGAGTTGACCAAAGGTTTGTACCTCGTGATTAAAGGTGGCTCACGGGCTTGGGTGCTGCGTCGTCAGGTAAATGGCAAGAGGTATGACGTAGGTCTGGGCAGTGCTGCAAGTATCGCTTTGGCGAATGCGCGGGCTATGACTGCCCGGCTGATGGGGCTTGGTGCTGAAGATTTTGTGAAAGAGATCGAAGCCTCGAAAAAGAAAAAGCCCATGTCCGTGGCAAAGAAAACTTTCCGAAAAGTCTGCGACGAGTACATGCAGTGGAATATCGACGTAGGCAACTGGGAGGAGCTTTCAAAGTCTCATCGCGTTTTCGAAAGCCGGATGCGTTGTCACGTGTGGCCGAGAATTGGTGACAAGATTATCGACGAGATCAAGCCCGCGGACGTGGCCGAGATTGCGGCGGCTGTTTGGGATAAACCGGACATTGTGGATAGGTGCCTCGGTTTCGCCAAAAAGGTCTTCGACTGGGCGAAGGCGAAGGGCTACACCGACAGGGACAATCCAGCGGATCGTCATGGGGCGTTGCAGTTTCTTTTGCCGAATAACCGTCACGTCAAACAAAACCGCGGAGCATTAGCGGTAAGCGAGTTGCCGGACTTCTTCGCTGCCTCTATGGCCGAAAAGCAGATCAGCAGCCGACAGTGCTTTGAGTTTTCCATTCTGACGGCGACGCGTTCGCAGACGGCGCGGGAAGCCCGCTGGGATCAGATCGACTGGAAAGAGAAGATTTGGACAGTCCCGCCCGAACAACTGAAGGTCTCCAACAACGGCGCATTGATTGTGCCGCTGGCCCCGAAGGTGATTGAGTTTCTGAAAAGCATTGATCGACCGCATGAAGGGCTGATCTTCCCGAATCGTTACGGTAACGTGATGACGGATACGATGCTCGGGCGGCTTGTCAAATTGACGCCTGGCGATTGGACGGACAAGGCCGAGAGTCTGAAGCGCGGGAAGACGGTACGTCCGACTCAGCACGGCATAGCCCGTGCCACGTTTATGACCTGGAGTCAGGACGACAGTTTGGGGAACGATAAGCGGTTTGACGTGCGGGTGGCGCATCTTTGTCTGCACCATAAACTGAATGATGGCTACAACGGTGCCTATGAGCGGCAGACGATGTTCCTGCGGCGGCGCGAGCTGATGGAAGCGTGGGCGGATTTTTGCTTTAGCAAAGTAAAAACAGACGGAGAATCTAAATGAAGTATCTTGCAATCGCCTTGGCGGCCGCGGCACTTTTGTCGGGGTGCTCGTGGACAGGGGAAATTAGCCGCGATTTCTACGTTCCGGATACGCGTCCGGCAAACGAGAAACAAAACGCTGTTGTGGGGCTGATGGCTCAAAAGGCGCCGAAGCAGGTTCGGTATGGGCAGTCGGTTGATTATCGCCTCAGCATTAAAAATTACATTTATGCCCTGCAGTCAGAATTGCAGCAGCACTTCAAAGAGGTGCGGCTAATTAAGAACGCAAAGGAATGCCCCCAGTGCAATCTGTTCGCGGCGTCTCTTGCTGGCGTCTCCATCAATCAAAATGAGGAATCGTATAAAGCGTACCTTCAGTGTGATTTCTACTTGCCGAACGGGCGGATGCTGACCCGCGTCGGCAGCGTGTCCGAAGGTGACGCCTCGCCGTCGGCAAGCCTCAGCCGCAAGACGACTATCAATGGGATGATGCTTGGTGCCATAGCGGCGTCTACGATAAGTGACTACGGGGAAATGATTACAGAGGTGAGCGAAAACGCCATTTCTGAGGTCGTGTCGGATGTCGGGGCGAAGATTCGTGTAGATCCTTTCTTGCGTGCGACGCCCGTGATTGTTGCGGGGGTGCCTAGTGATTCGATGACAGTATCTGCGCGGTCTAAGCCGGTACAGCAATCTCGTTTGGCGCACTCGAAGTATCAAAAATATATCAATGCAACTCTCGTTATTGTGACTCCCGGGGGGCACGGTTCGGCTTTCGCAATAAATCAAAACGGGACTCTTTTAACCAATGCTCACGTTGTTGATGATTGGGGAATTGTCAAGGTCCTGTATGCTGATGGTACGGCCGTTGATGGCATAGTGAAACGGGTTGATAAAAATAGAGATTTGGCTATTGTAAAAATTAACAAACCAACACTTGAGTACTTGAAATTAGGTTCTGAAAGGGATTTTGCTATTGGCGATAAGGTAATCGCCGTAGGTGCACCAAAAGAGTTTCAAAATACTGTGACGGCCGGAATTGTTAGTCAGTCTCGCATTCATAATCAAACGCGGTACATTCAGACGGATGCCGACATTAACCCTGGTAATTCGGGCGGAGCGTTGATTTGTGAGAGAACCGGGACGGTTGTTGGGGTAAATACATGGGGCCGACGAGGGACGACAGGGCTCAATTTTGCGGTAGCTGTGGATGAAGTAAAGGACTTTTTGGCAGGCAAATGACCAACAAAAGAGACTTTTATTACTTTAGAAACAATGGGTGTTTGCAAAATTGGCTGACAGACTTTAGTTGTTGTTCCTTTTGTTTCCTTTGGCGTTTTGTTGATGGCCCAGCAATCTCGGCTCAGTCGTGTGGTAAGTTGGTGATTTCTGGTTTAATGCTGTCAGGGCTACTGACCATAGTATCGTTTTTTGCCAACGGACGAATCCCCGCTAGCCGTTTATGGACGTATGCTGTCACAGGAAATTGGGTTCGGTGTGCTCTGATTTTCACTATTTATAGTGTGGCAGGAATATTATTTCTACGATAGAAAGAACCCCCGTCAGCCTTCGGTTGGCGGGGATTTTCGTGACGCTGCGAAGATGATTAGATTTCAAGGCCGAGTTGCTCCAGGACTTTCAGGTTTTGGGCTTTCATCAGCTTATGAATTTGAAAGATGCCGGCGGCGGTGAAGCGCAGTCGCTGACTTGAGAAATCTTCGCCGGTAGTCTTGTTGTTCCATTCGGTGACTTTCAACTGGGACCATTTCTTATCAGCCCACGTCGCGTAGGGAAGCCACGTCTTTCCCTGTTTGTAGATTACGCGGTTGTTGGCTGCCCACGTGAAGAGGTCATTGCGTCCCATGTTGAGAATCTTTGCAGGCGTGTGTAGATTTTTGTGTCTAGCGCGGGTTTACGGTTGAGCTTGTTGGCTCGCTAACAGGGGTATTTAACCCCGGGTACTTCTGGGCTGTCAAGCCCCATTTATTCTAACAGAGGTAATGCGATG